CTCAAAAATCACCAGAAACGAAAAAGGATTCAAAAACATTTGCAATGTTAATGAGTGAAATAGAACAATTATTAGATTTTGTATATAACACTAAAAAATTATCCAAAGGGGAAAAAAATTGGTATAAGCACTCAGCATTAGTAATACAAATATTGATTAATGAATTTGGCTTTACAAATGAGAACATTCGTGAATATATGATAGAACATATATTAGATATGCTATTGTTCTCGGATAAGATGATTCTAATAAAACATTTTTATAGCGAGAATGTTGAACCAAATGGAATAAACGAGGAATTAATAAAAGAATATTTGGATAAAAGAATTGTTCGTTCTGGTAATTATTGGGGAATTGTTCTCATGAAAGATGACATATTAAAGATTTTTACAAAATCGGAAAATAATGAATTAGTAGAAGTCGATGCGGATGACTATCAATTATTTGTAAAAGATTTGGTAAGGTTTGATGTTAAAAAAAATACATTGAATAATATGGTTGGGTTTGTGAATTTATTTACATCAAAAAAATCAAACCAAAAAGAAATGGTGTTTAAAATCAAAGATTTGACACAGAAAAGAAATAACACTGGTGCACGCGCAGATGATGCTGGTAAAGAAAAAATAATCAAATTTTTGAACATAATATTAGAAGAAAATAAATACAATGATGAGAACACGGAAAAAATCACACAAATTGGACTATGTGTAATATTGGAATTCATTATGCGTCGTTTGAATATGATAAATAATAAAGGGAAAGTATTCTTCTTGAATCCAGAGCAAACCGCAATTACTCAAATTGTAAAGTTCTCATTTTAGATGATAATAAAAAAAAGTTTGGAATAATATTTGTAAAAAATTGATTTAAATAATACTTTGTATTATAAGGTATAATACATTTAGTTACTTATAATAAAATGACCGAATTTCAAAATGATAATTTAGTTTTGTATATTGAAGAACTTGATGATAAATCAATCGTCGATATGCAAATATTCGTATTATTTGACAAAAATGAACAAGAATTTTATATTACAGGAGTGCGAAATTGTCCAAAGTTGACAGATTTTAATCAGTTTAAATTTTATTGTAAAACAATAAAACAAGTCGCAAATTATTTATTATCAATAATTGATGATGAAAACAAAATCAATTATACTCTATATAACTTTTCAAATATTTATGATGAAACCGACATTGATTTTTATACATTCAAACAATATATAAACAAAAAAAATGAAATCATTGGATATGACCGAATAAGTTACAGTAAATTTGAAAAAAAAATCATTTCATTACTATGTAATTTGAAATATGTTCGTTATTAGAACCGCGTAAATATAAAAACCACAAAAAAATGAACACGTGTTCATTTTTTTCACACCATATAATGCTATAATAACAACGTGATATATTGAATTATAGTATAAAATTGAATATAAAAGATATATTCATAATAATATAAAATCTACATTTATTATATTAACAATGGAACAAACTAATATTAAATTACATAACGCAGAAAAATCAAAAATTTATGGTGTTTATATTTCTTCGTTATTGACGCAAAAAATAGTAATATCAATGAATGAAGTTGGAAAAAATATAAAACAGAATTTAGAAAAAAAAATAACTTCAAAAATAGAAGGTAAATGTATAAAAGAAGGTTTTATTAAACCAAATTCTGTGAAAATTGTAAGTTATTCAAGTGGATTAGTGAATTTATCGTATATTGAATTTGAAGTAGTATTTGAATGTATGATTTGTCATCCAGTGGAAGGTATGTTAATTGAATGTGATGTGAAAACTGTAACAAAGGCAGGTATTCATGCAGTTGTAAAGACTGACGATGACGTTATACCTGTAACTGTATTTGTAGCAAGAGACCATAATTACAATGATGCTTATTTTGCAACAATAAAAGAAAATATGAAAATAACAGTACGTGTAATTGGTGTTCGTTTTGAATTAAATGACCCATTTATTTGTGTTATAGCAAAATTACTTCAAAATCGTGATGAATTCAGAAGGGGTGGGAGTGAAATGCCAAAACTCACGATAATGGAAGACCTTGTTGGAAGTTTTGAGTAAATATAAATTATAAAATGATATATAGATATTTTATAATTTAACTTATTAAGGGGGATGGATTTAGAATTATTAAAACTCAAAATAGAAAAACTGTCAAAAAATCATCATATAGAATTTTTGAAAATATTGAAAAAAAATGGAAATGTAAAATTAAATGAAAATAAAAGTGGTGTATATGTGAACCTTTCTTTTTTACCCAAGGATACAATTTCTGAATTAGAAAATTATTTGAATTATATAGAAGACCAAGAAACGTCATTGGTGACACTTGAAAATCAAAAAGAAGATTTTAAAAATACTTTCTTTATTGAAAAAGAAGTTAAAGAAGAAATAATATATTACAGTAGTGTATCAAAATAATGTCTACATATTTACATCAAATTTTTTATAATTATAACAAATTTGATAATGAAGCCAGTTTATCAATATTGAATGAATATATGCTTACTATTAGCAAAAAACAATATATTATCGATTCATTTAATGAAACTGATAAACCAGTTACCAATAATGAGAAACCTCAAAAACATAGTAATGAAACAAATACAAATACCGAGATTTATTTTTCAAATAAACAAAATCCTCTTTTTTGGGCTGTTTATATAAATATTTACGGGTATGAAAATTACATGCAAATATCAAATAAATATGGTAATGCAGAATTAGAAGAAAAACAAAAAATGATAGAATTTTTGAAGAAAAATTATTCAAAATTAAAAGAAGTGAACAAAAAAGTAACAAAAGTAATGGTTCAAGAATGGATGTCCGAATTAATGTCAGCATCAAAAATATCAATACAATTATTGCAATTATTTAGTGTATATTATAAAAAAAATATTATGATTTACAATGAAATTAACAACACTTATTTGAATTTTTTAGCAGGAAATGATGAAAATGATTCTCCGATGGTTATTGTAAAAACTCGAAATAATAATTATGGAGTGTATATTGATATAACCCATGAAAAAATAAACGAATTAATGAATGGTGTAGGTTTAGAAGATATTGAAAAACCATTAAAAGGTATTTCAAGTTATAAAATGCCCGAATTAATTGAATTAGCTATTAAGTGCGGTATTCAACCTGAGCAAATGAAAAAGCCTGATTTATATGGAAAAATATGGAATCATTTACAAATGGCATATAATAAATAACGTCTTTTATACTGATAATACAATAAAAAACGTTACAATAGTAAAAGAAAATTGAAAATATAATAGAAATAATATATGAAAATACTATATAATATCTTATAATGGAAGTAAAAATGAATAGTTTGGAAGAAGGTGAACTCCGTGAAACGCCAGAATTAAAAAATAATAAACCAGAACCATCTATTAATAATAGCAAAGCGGATTTTGAAAATATGGTGGATTTTTATTTAGCAAGTAATCCAATCGTTTCGCAAAATAGAAAAATGAGTGAATTAGAAATTCGGTTTGGTACGAATTCAAAAGTTGCCAAACCTATTTCAAAAATTGACTATGAAAATGTAGTGAAACAATTGTATTCAAGTGGATTCACTACGAATGATTCGAAAGGATTGCATATATTACGTATTCAAAATGAATATTATGATGTTCGCAAAGAAATTACAAAAATATCCAATATTCGCGCTGAAATAGTAGGTGTTGATATGATACAGGAATATTGTAAGTCAAATAGTATTCAAAAATTATTAGATATGCCTTCTACTGTTTCGGCATTAGGACCTAAAATAAAATTTACACAAAAATCACCACCAATGATTAATAGTGAGAAACCATTACGTGCAGTCGATTTTACAGATTTTAATTTCCGTGCATCTTATCAAATGGAACAAGATTACACTGTTCAATCCAATATTGCGCGAAATATTATTAATAAATGGTCCGATTCAAAGAAACTATTTCGTCATATCAACCGTGTTCGATTTTCACATGATGAATATCCAGTATTTGCGGATATTAGTATAGTAAAAGGTTCAAAGAAAATTGGCAGGGTTCCTGTTCCTGAATATACCATTCAAGAAGCAGGTGTATTTGAAAATATAGAATCCTATGAAGTTGAATTGGAAATTGATAATTCAAAAGTCGGTGTTGGAACTAAATATGATACTACTCAAAAATTATTGGAAGCAATTCGTAAATGTATTCGAATCGTTTTATCGGCATTACAAGGAACAAATTATCCAATTGCATATAGTGAACGTAACCGTATATTACAATCATATATGAAATTGATTCATGGTGATACATATCAAGAACGTCGTGTCACCTCAAAAGATTTCATTGGACCTTCGTCTTATACATTACAACTTGAAAACATATCAAAAAATAGTCAAAGCGCTGCTCCAAAAATATTGAATAATTATACAGTTACTGACAAGGCAGACGGAGAACGTAAATTACTTTATATAGGCGAAAATGGAAGAATTTACATGATAGATACTAATATGAATGTTATTTTCACTGGTGCATATACAAATGAAAAAACGCTATATGATAGTTTAATGGACGGAGAACATATAAAATATGATAAATACAATAAATATATCAACTTGTATGCAGCATTTGATGTATATTATATCCATAAAAAAAGTGTGCGCGAACTTGCATTTAAAAAAAGTACCAAAATGGACGAAGAATTGGCGGAAAATTTGTTTCGATTGAATTTGTTGAAAAAAGGTATTACATTATTGGAACCACGGTCTATTCTTGATAGTGGGAAAAAAGATACCATAAATCCATGTGAATTCAGTATCAAATGCAAAGAATTCGGTCAATCATCAGAAGACAGTAGTATCTTCGAAGCATGTGGGTCTATTTTATCGAATATTAATCAAGGATTGTACCCATATAATACAGATGGATTGATATTCACACCCGCAAATACCGGAGTAGGAAGTGATACAATCGGTATGGCGGGACCGTTGTACAAATCTACATGGGAACAATCATTCAAATGGAAACCGGCTAATTTCAATACAATTGATTTCTTGGTATCTGTCAAAAAAGATAAAAATGGAAAGGATGAAATTCATAATGTATTTCAAGAAGGCAAAAATGTAGGAGCTATACAAGATATTGTTCAATATAAAACACTTGTATTGAGATGTGGATTTGATGCAAATAATCATCGTTTCCTGAATCCATTCGAAGACGTTATCAATGACAATTTACCGAATCAGGAAGTGGATAACGAAGAAAGATACAAACCTGTTCCATTTCAACCAACGGACCCGTATGACCCAAATGCTTGTTATTGCAACGTATTATTGAATAAGGATGGAAATGGTGATTTGTATATGAAAACCGAAGAAGGTGAATATTTTGAAGAAGATAGTATTGTGGAGTTCAGATATGATATTTCATTAGAAGGCGCATGGAAATGGGTTCCACTGCGCATGCGTTATGATAAAACCGCCGAATTACGTGCTGGTTTGAAAAACTATGGAAATGCATATCATGTTGCAAACAGTAATTGGCATTCTATCCATAATCCTATTACAGAAGAGATGATGATGACTGGAAATGGAATACCGGAAGAAGCAGAAGATAGTGACGTATATTACAATCGCTCGTCAAAAGAGACTTCAACCCAATCACTTCGCGATTTTCATAATTTATATGTTAAAAAGAAATTAATATTAGGCGTTTCAAATCGTAAAGATACTCTAATTGATTATGCAGTTGGTAAAGGCGGTGATTTACCAAAGTGGATACGCGCAAATTTATCATTTGTATTAGGTATTGATGTTTCACGAGATAATATTCAAAATAGTTTAGATGGAGCATGTGCACGATACTTGAAATCATTCAAAAAGAACAATCGCAATGAATTACCAGGGGCAATATTCCTTCAAGGAAATAGTGGGGTGAATATACGTAGTGGAAAAGCATTCATGACAGAAAAAGAAAAAATGATAGCACGAGCATTGTTTGGAAATGGACCAAAAGATAGAAAAGAATTGAAAGAAGGGGTATACAAGAATTACGGAGTTGGTCATGATGGATTCAATATAAGCTCATGTCAATTTGCATTACATTATTTCTTTGAAAATAATACAGCATTTCATTCGTTCTTACGAAATTTAGCAGAATGCACAAAAATGGGGGGGTATTTTATTGGAACATGTTATGATGGAAAGTCGGTATTTGAAAAACTGAAAAATAAAAACAAAGGTGAAAGCGTTTCAATCATCCGCGATGATAAAAAAATGTATGAAATTACCAAAATGTATGATGAAACAGGATTTCCAGACGATGAATTGAGTATAGGATATACTATCAATGTTTATCAAGAATCGATTAATAAAACATTTGCTGAATATTTAGTGAATTTCAATTATTTTATTAGAATGATGGAAAATTATGGATTTGTATTAGCAACAAAAGAAGAAGCTGAAAAAATGGATTTGCCGAATGGAAGTGGGTTATTTGATGAACTATATTCGCATATGACACGAGAAATTGAACGAAATCCAAATAAAGCATATGATTATGGAACTGCGAATCAAATGACAACCGATGAAAAATGGATTTCATTTATGAATCGTTATTTTGTATTCAAAAAGGTTCGAAGTGTAGATAGCGAAAAAATATACAATCAATTTTTAAAAAAAAACGGAAAAATGGAAGAAAACGAAGAAATTGATGATTTATTGAAATTGAAGGATGAAAAACAAGAAGAAGAAAAACCAACAATGAAAATTCGTAAATTGAAAGAAAAAATAGTTTTGGATAAATATTCACCAGTGGAAGAAGATGAAGATGTAACGGCTGTTCCTTTACCACAGGCTGTTCCTTTACCACAGGCTGTTCCTTTACCACAGATTGTAATAGGCGAAACTGTCAAAATAATAAAACCAAAAAAATAAGATATAGAATCGAATGAATATAAATACATTATTGTATGTATATTCAACAACCATAATGATATATTTTTTATTACCTAAAATACATTTTAATATATATGAAAAAATAAATACATATAATTCCGATATGATTCAAATGCCATGTATATCAAATTCATTATCATATTACCTATGTGATATTAAAGAAAAAATAAATATATATGAGAAAGAATGGGATAATTATAAAAAATATACAAACCCATATGAATATATACATACACAGGTTCCTTATAAAAAAAAATGCGTTTCGAAATATAAACCATTGTCAAGGTCTTATTTTAAAATGTTAGAAATATCTCAATTATTCGGATTACATATTAATCATCAAAATATAAAAACGTTTCATCTTGCAGAAGGCCCTGGTGGATTTATTGAGGCGATTTGTAAATTAAGAAATAATAAGGATGACCAATATATTGGTATGACTATCATAGATAATAATGATATTAATGTTCCTTCATGGAAAAAAAGTGAAAATTTTTTAAATGAAAATAAGAATGTATCAATTGAAACCGGTTTTGATAAAACAGGAGATATTTTAAAAATTGAAAATTTTGAATATTGTGTAAATAAATATGGTTCATCTATGGATTTAATAACAGGAGACGGTGGATTTGATTTTTCAACAAATTTTAATAACCAAGAACAAGATATGACAAAATTATTATTTGCACAAGTTTGTTTTGCATTATGTATGCAGAAACGCGACGGTTCATTTGTATTGAAAATATTTGATTCATTTATATTGTCAACTGTGGATATAATATATATATTATGTTCTTTTTATAAAAAAGTATATATTACAAAGCCTCAAACAAGTAGATATGCTAATTCTGAAAAATATATTGTATGTAAAGGATTTTTATTTGATACTTCAACTGGGTTTTATCAATATTTGTATAATGCGTTTAATAAAATGATAAATACGGATAATTATGTAAAACGATTTTTATCCAGTGATATCTCACATTTTTTTTTAACAAAACTCGAAGAATATAATTCTATTTTTGGACAACAACAAATCGAAAACATATATTATACTTTAACTCTTATTGAGAATAAGAATAAAAATGAAAAAAGTGAAAAAATAGATAACATTATTAAAATGAATTCGCAAAAATGTGTTCAATGGTGTATAAAACATAATGTACCATATTATGATGTTTATAATTATTCTGAAATTCAATCAATTCCATCGGTTTATCAATTTGAAACTTTATCAAATTGAAACGCCCGTTTTTTTTGTAAATTTTCGAAATATTCATCGTCAATATTTCCTGTAATATAAAGTCCATCAAAACATGATGTTTCAAATTTTACTGGTTTTTTCATTGAATATAAACTACATGCATCTATAACATCGATTAAATCATTGAATATAACTCTATCAGCTCCGATTTCTAACGCAATTTCATTTTCATTTTTAGAATTTGCAATAAGTTCAGAACTATTTGGAATATCAATACCATATACATTCGGATATTTAACCATTGGTGCTGCGCTTGAAAAAAATATTTGTTTTGCACCCGCATTTTTTGCGATTTGTATTAATTGCATACAAGTTGTTCCTCTTACGATTGAATCATCTACTATTAGTATATTTTTTTCATTAAAAATAGTTTTGATAGTATTCAATTTCAATTTCACTGATTTATTTCGTATTTCCTGTCCCGGTAATATAAATGTCCTTGGAATATATCTATTTTTAACAAACCCTTCTCTATATGGTATGTTTAATTTTTGTGAAATTTGCAACGCAGTTATTCTTGATGTTTCTGGAACTGGAATGATAACATCTATAATAGAAGTTATATCTGGATATATGCTTATTATTTTATCAGCCAATTTATTACCCATTTCTAACCGTGCGTCATATACCGAAATACCGTCAATTACTGAATCCGGTCTTGCAAAATATATATATTCAAATAAACAAGTATTTAATGAAGCCTTTTCATAAACAATTTGTGCATGTATTTCGCAATTATGATTTATAAAAACACATTCTCCTGGATGAAGATCACGTATTAATGAAAAATGATTATCTAATGCATCGATTGCAACACTTTCAGAAGCAAATGCATAACTATTCTCATTATTTTTACCAAAACATAGAGGTCTTATTCCATATGGGTCGCGAAATACAACCATACCTATACGATTAATTAATAGGATAACAGAGTATCCACCTTTGCATAATTGCATGACATTTTTAACAGCTTCAAATATATGAAATTGATTTAATTTTGATACATTTTTACTGTATAATTCTTCTGCAAATACATTGAGTAAAAGTTCACTATCCGATTTTGTATTTATATTTCGTTTTTTTGATATCATATACTCGGTTAATTCATCGGTATTTGTCAAATTTCCATTATGAACTAATGCGATTCCGAATGGCGTATTTGTATATAATGGTTGGCATTCAAAAATAGAGGTTGACCCAGATGTTGAATAGCGAACATGTCCAATGCCCATATTTCCAATTAAATTTGTTATATTATCTTGATTGAATACTTCGGATACAAGACCTTTGTTCTTATACATATGAAATCGATTATTGTGTATGGTAGCAATTCCTGCGGAATCTTGACCACGGTGTTGCAAAACGGTTAGTACGTCCACCAATGATTGATTTACTTGTTTGTTGTTTTCATTGATAATTCCGAATATACCACACATGTTTGTTTCTTTTTATTATATATAGATATGATTTTATATATATTATATCTAAAATCACAATAAATAATTATATTTTATTGGCAAAAGATGTTACTTGACATCTTATGAACCCATCTCTATATTTTGAAAATCGCGGAGTTTGTTTGACTGGATAACCAATTTTGTCTTTAATTGTATAACCTCCTTCTGGAACACCATACGCAAGGGCATTTGCCATAGCCATTCCATAAGCAGCTTGATATTTATATGAATTATTTGTGATAGTATTGTATTTCAAACGGGTAATTAGAGAACTTGCTGAAACAGCGCCTTGTTGTGCATATTGATAATTATTTGGTTTATAATATACAAGAGAATACATAGGTAATAATTTTGCATTTGAAGTTGAACTTGATATTTGATTTGCATTGTATGTATATGTATTTGTAGATGGATTTTGATATGCCTTTGATGTTGCCCCATCAATTCTGATTAAAACATTTGGATAATTTCCTGCTGGAAATCCAATAACATCTTGAAATCCATTATTTATTTTGAAAACAGGAACAACTGAACTTGCTGTATTGGTTGATAGTGAAACATATGAACTCCATGTGTTTCCAATAGGATATGAATAAGTACTGGTGCTATATGTGGTTGTATCATATGCATAGGATTGTAATTCTATTTTTTTAGTAGCAGTATTGAAACCAATATTCATTAAAAATATTTTACTCATAGTATTTGCTAACACTAAATAATGTTTGTTATTAATCATTGTTAGTTTGAATTGTTGATTTAAATCATCCAAATCATAATATCCATCTACAATAGTAACTGTATAATTTAAACCGTCAAACCATTGATATACAAATGTATTATTGCCAAGTGTACTAGCTATATGATATTTCGCACATTTTGACATACCATGTGCAGAATATACATTGGAAGAAGCTGCATTTGAACCCGGTTTTGCAGATGAGTCTCCTTGGCGTATATAATTGTATTGATTTTGTTCAAATGTTTTGTTACGACTAATGAGTAACTGTTTTGTAGAAGTGTAATATGGGTCATAAGAAGTTCCTGTTGCTAAATTATTTTTTTTAATCATACCACTACTACGTACACGACGTCTTGCATTGTATTCTTGTGACATACATGGATTTGTAGTTACACATGAACCGTTTTGATATTTATTTGTAGTCTCATTTGCTTCTTTTCCATCTAAAACATTCAAAACACCAGTTTTACATGTAACTGTATTACTAGTTAATGAATATCCATTTGGCATGTTTAATTGGTCAATGCTTGAAGATGTTCGTTTGTTACCACTAGATGGTGCTGATTTAGAAAATGATTCTCTTCTATATATTGGTAAAGGACGAGCATTAAATAATATACTCCCAGATGCACTTGGTAAAACTATTTTATTTTTTTGAAATGCAGATGTAATTTGATTGAATGTTTTTCCTTTCCAAGAATAATATCTAACTTCGTTCATATTTAATCTTGCTGACATTATACGTATATAATATAATATATATTTATTTACAAATGTAAATAAATGTATTATTACTATGCTAAATATCTATATAAAACTAAATAAAAAGTACTATATATAATATTTAGTTAATATGAATTTTATACTTAATATAAATGATTTTCAAATAGAAAACTTGCATTTATTTGAAAAAAAGAAAAATATAGTAATTGACGGAATTTTTACTAAAATGATATATTCAGATAATTTACTTTCAATGAATGGGATATATTTGAATTTTCCATTAGAATTGAATTTGAATCAAAATATTTATAATAATAAGAATATTTTTTTTTATTCACATACAAAAAACAATACAAATTGTATCAAAGAGCTTTCAATCATTGAAGAAAATATTATCAATTATTACAAATATTTTTATAATGTCAACAAAGAAAATTCTATGGTATTGAAAAAACAGTTACAAAGTGGGTTTTTTAAATTATATAAAGAACAGAATAATGATAAAAAAAGTGGAAATATAAAATATGTATTGAAAATATCTGGTATATGGGAAACCAAAAATGAAATTGGTATTACATTCAAATTATTGGAAATGTACGATTCTTTATAATACAAAACATTTGTTGTTGAAACCAGCAAATGTTTTTCATTTGTTATATGTAACAGTGTAGTATATCTAAAATAATTGCATGGAACGTCTTGGTACTCTACGATATGGAATATTAAATAATGTTCCAATAGTAGTATCAAATGGTTTTGGACCATTTCTTAAATCATGTATAGTATTTGCGCTTGGTATTTCTGCAAAGTTAGTAACGAAATTTGTAATATTCAAGAATCCAGTAATTTCATCATGGTCACATGAAATACTATATATAGTGTTTAGACCTTCGTTTGTGTATTGCATATATCTTGTAAATTCATTTTTATTGACAATTTTTTCAAATCCATCAAATATTTGCAAAATATTTGGGTCTTTATATGGATAGAAAACTGTACGGTCGACGTTGATTTTCGCACGTTGTGCTCTTTTATACAATAGATTATCTTCGAATCCCCATGCCCAGAAATTTGGAAATCCGTTCAATGCTTCAAAATCGGCGCCGGTTATCGATACAATGCCACCTAATGCATAATCAAAACCATAGAAATGTTTGATATTTCCGAGAGTGGTTTCATAATTAAAAAGACCTTTTTTGATGGGCATAGTATCTACATCATTAAAAACAAATGTCATGTTTTTGTAATCATTTGGATATTTATGTTTGATATATAAAAATCCGATATTTTTCATAGCACCACGATTGAATTGGCGTTTATCGACTTGATGAGCAAAAATTATTTTGTAAGATTTTTTTGGATAATCTTCTAATATTGTTTTCATATTTTCTAAAAACACTTTTTTGTTTTCTTCGCGGTCCCTGTATGGTACAATAAATACTATTTTAGGTACAGTATCTACGAGATCCGGTTCATCTTCTACTATTTCAATTTTAATGTTTTCAGGTGTAGATTCGTCTGTAATCGATGTTTCTATTACAGTAAGTGGTTGTGGTTCCTCTACTGGTGCTGGTTCCTCTACTGGTGCTGGTTCCTCTACTAGTGCTGGTTCCTCTAATGGTGCTGGTTCCTCTAATGGTGCTGGTTCCTCTAATGGTGCTGGTTCCTCTACTGGTGCTGGTTCCTCTAATGGTGCTGGTTCCTCTAATGGTGCTGGTTCCTCTACTGGTGCTGGTTCCTCTACTGGTGCCGGTTCCTCTAATGGTGCTGGTTCCTCTACAACTGGTTCAACAATTGGTGTTGGTTCAGCAACAATAGCAGGAGTTTCCTCTGTAACAACTGGTTCTTCTGCAACAGTAGGAGTTTCTTCGACAACATCAGGAGTTTCCTCTGTAACAACTGGTTCTTCTGCAACAGTAGGAGTTTCTTCGACAACATCAGGAGTTTCCTCTGTAACAACTGGTTCTTCTGCAACAGTAGGAGTTTCTTCTGCAACAGCAACTGGTTCTTCTGCAACAGTAGAAGTTTCTTCGACAACAACTGGTTCTTCGACAACCGCAGGAGTTTCTTCTACAACAACTGGTTCTTCGACAACCGCAGGAGTTTCTTCTGTAAGTACTTCTTCTGCAACAGCAGGAGTTTCTTCTACAACAACTGGTTCTTCGACAACTGGTTCTTCGACAACTGGTTCTTCGACAACAGCAACTTGTTCTTCTGCAACAGCTACTGGTTCTTCGACAATAGCAGGAGTTTCCTCTGTAACAACTGGTTCTTCGACAACAGCAACTGGTTCTTCGACAACTGGTTCTTCAACAACTGGTTCTTCAACAACTGGTGCTGGTTCTTCTACAAGTGGTTCCTCAATAGCAACCGGTTCTTCAACAACTGGTTCTTCTGCAATAACTTGTTCTTCTGCAATAACTTGTTCTTCTGCAACAACTGGTTCTTCAACAACTGGTTCTTCGACAACTGGTTCAGCAACAACCGGTGTTGGTTCTTCTGTAACGGCAACTGGTTCTTCGACAACAGCAGGAGTTTCTTCTGTAACAGCAAGAGTTTCCTCTGTAACAACTGGTTCTTCGACAACAGCAGGAGTTTCTTCTGTAACAACTGGTTCTTCGACAACAGCAAGAGTTTCCTCTGTAACAGCAACTGGTTCTTCAACAATAGCAACTGGTTCTTCTACAACAGCAGGAGTTTCTTCGACAACAGCAAGTGGTTCTTCGACAACAGCAGGAGTTTCTTCTGTAACAACTGGTTCTTCGACAACAGCAAGAGTTTCCTCTGTAACAGCAACTGGTTCTTCAACAATAGCAACTGGTTCTTCTACAACAGCAGGAGTTTCTTCGACAACAGCAAGTGGTTCTTCGACAACTGGTTCTTCTACAACAGCAAGAGTTTCCTCTGTAACAGCAACTGGTTCTTCTGTAACAGCAAATGGTTCTTCGACAACTGGTTCTTCGACAACTGGTTCTTCGACAACTGGTTCTTCGACAACTGGTTCTTCTGCAACAGCAGAAGTTTCCTCTGTAACAGCAACTGGTTCTTCTACAACAGCATGTTCTTCGTTATTCTCCATTTATATATAAATGGATAATAAAAAAAATAATAATTCTAAAACCTTTCTAAATATAAAATACAAATTGTAAACACAAAAACTATTTTATATATATTTATCTAAAATACATTTGGGAATTAGGTTGGTTTTTATATTTTCCATTTTTTTAAAGCATTTGTTAATAGTAACTTCACTCACACCACATATTTGTTTAATATCCATTTTATTAATATTTAAATTGCAGTTTTGAGATACAAAATATACAATACCGGCGGCGATTGCATGTGGGGTATTATCCGAAATAATATTTTGATTTTCCAATTTATTTGCAATAAATTTCGACAACATTGTCAATTCATTATTAATGTTTAATTTACTACAAAAACGGTCTATAAAAGAACTCGGTGTAGTTGTGCATAAATCAGTTTGTTGAGATGGTTCAACGTTACGTTCTATATTATGTAATATATTTACAGCCATGGAGCAACCGCTTGTAGCACTAGTCTTATCCAATTTGAATATTTCGGCTATTTCATGAGATGTTCGAGGACAACCATTTAGACGACATGAAATATAAATCGATGCGGCTTTTATCCCATCACGATTCAATCCCCTAAACATCTTTTGTTCGGAAATATCCTTATGAATTGTCATGGCAACATCTATAAATATTTTAGGAATACCGGCATTTTGCGCCATTATAGTAATAAACTGAAATTCATCATACAATGATTTTTCTTTGTGAGGCATCGATTGCCATTCTGTCCATTTTCGTATTTTCTTCATTTCATAAGATGAATTTCCTGCACACAATACTTTGCAACCATATGAAGATTCGACGAGCAAAGGATTAATTGGATTTCCACACCGCGTTGGGTCATTTGCATTCTTGTCATCGGCGCCATAAAATCGCCATTCAGGTGAATAATCCAACGTATTTTTGTATATGACGGAACATTCTTGATTGGTACAAGTCGGAAACCCATCTTCCATTATTATTAGAACGGATTTACATAGCGTACATAATCCACTTTCAATGTCATATACACATTCAATATTTGTATTGGGCTTTGTATCTGTATCTTGTTTTTCTAAATCAAATATATCCCATAGTTTTGATTTTTCTTTGTTAGACAATAAAACCTTTTTCTTTTTTGTTTTAGAATTATTTTTATTTAGAGAAATTTCGGTATCGTCTTTTTTGGTATTTAAATGTTGGGTATTTTCTTTTTTTTTTGGTTTTTGTTTAGTTACTATTTCATTTGATATTTGAATCATTTAATATTATAGTTACTATATCAATATAAAGAAGTTTTTAATCAATTTTATATAAATAATTTATACTTATAATATAGATAATAAAAAATGGCATCAGTATCAATGATTGAAGGACTTGCTAAAAAATTTATAAATATGGTACCACGTCCATTTTATACAGAAGCTGCGCAAAAATTGGTTCATGAAATTTGCGAAACTATATACAAAGACTTGGAAAACAATGGTGACCGAATACCTAGATCAGAAATTATTCAAATTGTTAAAGATTTTGTAACAACTCACTTGAATAATCCACCCCAAAATCCAACCGAGAATCCAAGTGGAATACGTGACGCAATATCAGATAATCTTAAAAAGACAATGCTCGAAGTATATAAAGATGAAAAAATAAATATGTTATTATTACAACAAATATTATCCGAAGAAAATGGTCCCGATGGTATATTTTATAAGTCATTGGAACAAAGTATAAAGAATACAAATGACCCGGATTCTAAAAACAGTTCTAATGATAATAAAAAAGAGAACGATGATGATGCTAACAAAGATAAAAAAGATACTGAGAAAGATGATGATACTAATAAAGATAAAAAAGATACTGACAAAAATGGTGATACTAATAAAGATAAAAAAGACACTGACAAAGATAGTGAAGCATTTGCAAAAAAAGTTGTAAATGAATTAGTCAATACTAATGTTCAAACGCCTGTGATCAAAGGTGGTAATCCTCATGATCCTCTATCGAACCCATTAGAATTTATGAAAAAAAATCCTTTAACTACTCTTGGGTTAGGAGCAGTTGGTTCAGCCATAGCATATGGCGCATTAACTGGTAATGATGGTAAAAACAAAAAAAAAACGAATAGTAATGATTCAAAAACAAACTTACTAAAAAGTAGTGGAATGCTGAAAGGTAATGGAATGCCAACGATCCCTGGAATTAATAACAAAGACCTACCCTCAATGTCAACATTTACAGATAAAGCCAGTCATGTTTTTAATCAAGGAATGAAATTAAAAACAGAACTTGACCAACATACAGCTGAAAAAGAAGGAAACGAAGCTGGTGATAGTGTTAGTAATGATGATGGGGATAGTACTAACATAACAAATTTAGAACAAGGAGAACAAAGTAACATTCAAATGCAACATGACACAAAAGGTGTATTACCATATATACAGACAAATTGTAATGGTTCAGGATTAGGAATGCCCAGTTTAGGAATGCCAAATATGAATTTTAATATAATAAAACCTATATTAGATAGTATAAGACAACCTGTTGCGGAAGAATTAGTTAAAAAAATACAAGAAAGACTATCAGATAAAACAACGGATAGTTTAACAGTAAAACGTGATATCTACAATAAAATTTTATTAGTAATACAAGCACACTTACAAAGTAAAGAAGGTAAAGATATGTTATTGGGACATATTAACGAAATAATAAAACCTGAAATTGAAAAATTAACAGCTAGTCATGAAATTAAGAAAAGATTGTTAAATGTAATATTTAAAGATAAAAATTCTGAAATATATAAAAAATTAATAGAAATCATTGCACGTCATAGTAAACTAAGTGGAATAATATTAGAAGAAAAAAATCAGGAAAATGGAAATGCAAAGATACAAGAAGATAAATTAAAAGGTGGAGCTCCAAATGAAAAAGATTCGAAATCATTTCAAGTAACTACGATAGATGAAGTTATTCAAGAATTTTCAGAATGGTTGAATGAAAAAATTGGTTCTACTCAGCAATCAGTAATTGAAAATCCAGTTGGAGGACAGTCAAACGAAGCAAAACAAGAGTTACAACAAAAACTGTCATTAGCGGATGTTGTAACGGTAAATACTAAAAAAAAAACAGGTGGAGAAGAAATAAGTGAAACAACAAATTTAATATCAATGCCAGTAGTAGATACACCAGTAACCAATAATGATGGTAATTCCGTTGAAGTAGCTGATGATAATAAAGCCGCAGTAGGTGGAGTAACAACTACTAACTCAACTAATCTTGAAACTGATACGAAAAATCAACAATCAAAACTGTCTAATGAAAACGTTGAACCCTCGACAAATAATAGTAATTCTTCAACTGTACGATTTGAAGGCGGTAACCCAAATGCAAAAAACAAAACAAAAAAACGGAGAACAAAGAACAATAAAAGAAAAACGTCAAAGACTCTGAAAAATAAACAAAAAAGAAGAGTCACAAAAAAGAAAAACAGAAAACACAACCAGAAAAAATAAACAAACAATCCAAAATGTATGTTGTCAACAAAAAGTTGAGAACATAAACATCTAACCCATCCTTTTCTCTATTTTTTCGAAAAATTCGGGTTTGTATACCAAATTACCAGAAGGTTTATATTGATTAATTGGCGTATATTGCTTACCATCATTTTTCACAGGATTTCCATTTTTATCATTCATAATTTTGCCATTCAAATCTTCATCATCTGCGTTATCATCTTTCCTATTAACAATATTACCAAGCTCATCAATTACATTTCCTGTTTTTTTCTTCACTTCATTGCGAACATACGCAGGAATCCAATGTTTCCAAGAAACAAACAATGTATTTGGATGTATATATCTGACTTGAAACCCATTGTCTTCCAATTTAACCACTAAATATGATATACATTCACCTTTATTATAAACAGGTTCTCCAAAAATATATTCGGGAACATTGAAAAAGATATGATGTTCATTACGTTTGTTTTTACCAGTAAATGTAATTCGTTTATGAATCCTGTTCAAAATTTTGTTGAAAATACCAATTTGTTTCAAATCTCGTTGTTGATTTTTTTCATACAAATCATCTATGTTAATCTTTTGGACAGTTTCATCATCATCTGTAAATAATAATGCCATTCTATATACTATATTGAAAAATATTTTTATATAAAAAACTAATGAAGGAGAAGTTGTATATTATAACATAGAAAATACAATGGAAAGAGAACCTGAAAAAAGTGTAGAAAATATAGAAAAAGAAGAAGAAAAAATAAAAAAGAAACCAAACATTAAACATATTGTATTATCGGGCGGAGGAACAATTGGGTTTGGACAATATGGAGCATTGAGGCAAAGTAATAAAAAAGGATTATGGTCAATTGAGAACATAGAAAGCATATATGGAATTTCGATAGGATGTATTTTCGGATTATTTATTTCCCTAAATTTTGATTGGGAAGTTCTCGATGATTATATAATCAAACGTCCATGGCAAAACGTAGTTAATTTCAGCATGAATTCCCTTATCCAATCATTTGATTCTCGTGGAATATTAGACAATCATGTGATTGTAGAAATATTACATCCTTTATTTCGCGCAAAAAATATAGACATCAATTGTACAATGAAAGAATTATATGAAATTACAAAAATAGAATTACACGTATTTGTTACCGAGTTAAACAGTTATAAACTCATTGATATATGTCATACCGAGTTTCCAGATTGGAAAGTAGTCGATGCAGTATATGCATCGTGTTGTTTACCGATAATATTCAAACCTTTATTGGTTAATTCATGCTGTTACGTTGATGGTGGATTTATTCAAAATTACCCAATAGTTGAGTGTATTTCTCATGGTAGAAAACGTGAAGAAATTCTTGGTATATACAAGAATTTATCCTATATGAATACACAAAATGTGAATGAAACATCGACATTGTTTGATTATATATCAATTGCTTTCAACAAAATATTTATAAATTATTATAATCATGAAATGCTTCCTTATGAAATAAAATTAGACAGTCCGCCAGTAGGTTTGTACGATATATTTGATTTTGCATCATCAAAAGAAAAACGAATCGATATGATTGAATATGGTGTTAAAATTTGCGATGATTTTTTAGACAACTGTGAACAAATTGAATCCTGAATATTATTTATGCCTTATTTTGACTCTTAGTAGTAACGTTGACGAATTCTTTCAAAGCATTGAAGCTAATTTTAGTGTCAAATTCATATTGTTTTGAATTGATGATCATTTTGATCGTAGGATACGAATCAATATTGTATTTTGCAATAGAATCAGCAATGTCTGGATTGCCATCATCTGTGCAATTAAGTTCATTGCATGTGATTAGATAATCATTTACAACAGTGTTATTATATTTTTCTTTAAATTGATTCCATATAGGTTTTGCTGTTTTACAATGAGGACACCAATCTACGTAGAAAAAGAATACATCAGCAGTTTGGTTTCGGGTATTGGTATTTGGAACGTCGTTGTATTTTTGAACATCTTGTTTTTTACTATAAAACTGTTTATATCCATAATAACTTGCTATGATAAAAATCAATAATATTGTAATGATTAGTATAGTTCTCTCATATCTTTTGATGTATCTGTTGTAGATTAAATCGATAAATTTAGACATTATATACTATATAATTATATTTTTTTACTAATTTTTACGATATATAACTAATTGCTAAATGATTAAATTTATGAGTGATTAAATTTATGACTGATAAAATTTATGACTGATAAAATATTTAGCTACAATAATTTTTATCATTATACTATAAATAATGACAAAAACAGTTAAAAAATACGAAACATCCAAACGAAAAACAGTAAAAGTATACAAAAAGAATCATTATCAAAGTAATGATGGTATGTTAACAACTGTATGGGGACCAAGTACATGGCATTTATTACATACAATGAGTTTCAATTATCCAGTGAATCCAACATGTGCCGATAAACAAAATTATAGAAACTTTGTTCTCAATTTACAAAATGTTTTACCTTGTGGAAAATGCCGAAAAAATTTGAAAAAGAATTTCAAAAAATTACCATTGACATGGAAATGCATGGAAAATAGAGACAAGTTCTCAATGTACATTTATAAATTACATGAATTGATCAATAAAATGCTCAACAAAACATCCGGATTAACATATAATGATGTACGTGAAAGATATGAACATTTTAGAGCAAGATGCACTAAGAGTATGAAAGAATTCGAAAAAGAGAAACAGGAACAACAGGAAAAAGAAGATAAAGAAAAAAAAGAAAAAGGTTGCACAGAACCGCTTTATGGTGAAAAATCAAAGTGCATATTAAAGATTGTTCCACAAGATACAAAGTGTGAAACTTTTTCAATCAATGAGAAATGTATCAAAAAAAAATTGAGCAAATAAAATATATTTAGTAAAAGTAAAACTATCGTAAATATATAGCAAACAATATATATAATGTCCAACATAGAAACGGTTGATAAAAAAATTATAAATGACGAAGAACAATATTATTCAAATATCGCTCCTGCTCAGGAAAAAAAAGAAGAAATTGTTCCATTTTGGACAGAAAATCCAAATGTTTTATTTCAACAAAAATATTTTTTTGAATTTTTTCCTACTGAAAGTATGAGTTATTCACAAAAATTGAATGCAGTTTCGAGAATGGTTTTATTTTTAACAATCATTTCATTCATATTTACAAAAAGCAAACAATTATTGTTCATATCAGCAATTACATTGTTCTTTATATTTGTATTATTTTATTACAAAGAACAAGAAAAATTAAAATTGGAGAACAAAAAAATGGATTTAGACAAAACTATGGAGGGATTTGATAATATAGCAGTCGATACATTGAAACAAAACAATATACCAATAACTACCAATGTTTTTGAACCACCAACATCATTAAATCCATTTAGCAATGTATTAATAAGTGATTATGATTACAATGTAAATAAAAAACCAGCAGCACCTGCATTCAATACTAATGTAAACAATGATATACTGAGTCAAGCTAAACAATTTGTACGAGAAGCGAATCCCGACCAACCAGATATTTCGGATAAATTATTTAAAGATTTAGGAGAACAATATGTTTTTGAACAATCATTACGCCCATTTCATTCAAACCCAAGTACTACTATACCGAATGACCAACAAGGATTTGCCGAATTTTGTTATGGTAGCATGGTATCTTGTAAAGAAGGGAATATGTTTGCATGTGCGCGAAATTTAGCAAGACATACAAATTAATTTTATTGTTTATAATGTAAAATTCTTGTGTCAAATCTAATTTTCTTATGTAATATTATATTATATAAGAAATGTCTTTAATGAGTAATTACATGTTTAATAATACCGACCGCATCGGTATGGATGTTACCGATAACACCCAACAAAATCTACAAAATACTCGTTTTGGTAATTACACTGTTGCCAATTTTTACAATGAATCAACAACCGATTCTCATGTAAAATTTGCAACCAATCAACCAAACCTAATGTTCAACGCCGTAAATGGTGGAAGTGGTGTTGGTGGTAATGTAGTCGATTTTGAATCACTTCTTCATTTAAAAAATGAACAAGAAAGACCATTGGAAAAAATTCAATTACATCAACGTCCATTTTTGACTGTACCATATTTAGGAAGAGGTTCATGCAATACTACATTAGAATCACAACTTTTACAAGGTGAAATTGTTAGTGATAAAAAGAGTGTTTCAACTATCATGGATAAATCATTTATGAGTTATTCATTATATCCTTCTGACAATAAAATGGAAGAACGTGTAAAAAATCCATCATACACTGTCGAAGAAGCTGCGATGGACGGATGGGTTCGTGGCGGTGCATCTGCTCGTGATATGAAAGTCGATAAATTTAATAAAAACCAACGCCCAAGTGATAGTAGTTATTAATTGAATTCATCGATTGAATAATATAAAACAAAATGACATAAATATTAAGTGGTATTTATGTTATTTAGGAAAATGGATTTAAGTAAGAATAATGCATTACCATATTATAATATATTCATTGAAAATATTCATTATGAAACAAATATAGAATATCGAGCATGTTTACAAACATTGTGTAATTTACGATTTCCAGAAGGAGATTTTCCGGAAGATATACCACCTGAATATAGAAATGAAATGAGCTATGATATCGATAATATGACACTTGCTCTTGATTTTGTATATAAAAAAACGAAGACACAACCATTATTTCAAAAATTATATAGTTTAGGCGCAGCCAAATTTTTTACAGAAGATGATACTGTCGGATTAGCGATTATGTTTTCTTACGATTATTTGAAATATTTTCACCCTTGTTTTACATTTTTCTTGAAAAATCCGGATGAATTTAATGAGAATATGGATATTTATAAAAATTTAATAGAAGAATTGGCAAAATAATATACTCTTATAATTTATAATATTAAATGGCATCTACACGAAATAGAAATACACCTGGTAATTATAAATTAGAACAATGGTCGAATACTCATGAATGTAATTATAATACATATGCCACATATGGCAAACCAACTGAAACTATGTTCCCAGGAGATGGGCTTTTGACTGGTAAAGTTGGTCCAATGGCATTAGCCCATAATAGTTGTGATATTGAATCCATGTTGCGCGGAATTGGTTCAACGAATCTGGTGAATCCAAATCCTGAAACAGTTCCAGAAATAAAACCATTAAACAGTTTATCAATTATTGACCGTCTTCCTGTTGCAATTCCTGACCCATTGGTGATTGAACCAAATCAACGTCCTGGTCGGTATGTGTAGGATACACTTTTTGTGATATATGTTGATTTTTTGATTTTTTGTTCTTGAATGTTGTATTGGATTTTCTTTGTTTTTTTTGAATTTCTTCTTTTTTAACAAATATTTGATTTTTAAATACTTGTTGTATTGCATTTGTAATGGGATTGACAGGTTCCTCTTGTTTTGGTTCTTGTTGTTTCAACTGTTCTTGGGTATTTTCTTTTGTATATATTTGTTTATGATTTGAAAATAAATCATTGAAAATATTTGATGCGGGTTTGTTTTCAACATTCTCTGGCAATTTATCTATATTTTCAAAATCCATTACCATTTTATTGTCATGTGTTACCGTTTTTCCATTTGATTGTATCTCAACTGGTATTTTGATAATAGCCATTATGTATTTTGATTCATTTGACTCCATTTTTATATTTATTTTCTATACTTTTAAATCGTTTATTTTCATAAATACATATAAAAATATGTATTTATATTCCATAAAAATGTCCTACGTATATTTATTAGAATCTACAAACAAAAATACTTACGTAGGTGCGACGGTTGACCTGGAACGACGATTGCGACAACATAATAAAGAAATTAAGGGCGGGGCCCACGCCACTGGAATGAAAGTCAATCGAGGTGAAGAATGGACGCGCGTATGTCATGTGTCTGGATTTCCAAATTGGCAAGCCGCGTTGCAATTTGAATGGCGTTGGAAACAAATTAGTCGTAAAATATCACCATCAGTTTATCCATTGGAAAAAAGAATGATGGCTCTAAAACATTTGCTTTCTTTGGAAAAATCGACTACGAAAGCGATTCCTTTTTCCGAATGGGAAGCGCTGCCCACTGTTCATTTAGAAACCCCCGATGCAGTAAAATATTACGATACTAATTGAATTTCACCACAATTTTCACGGTCTCTTTTTTAATGCATTTGCAGGCAGATACTGATAATTCTTCGCGCTTTTTACGCGTTTTTGAATTATCGTCTTGTGAATCCAATGATTTTTTGTTTTTGGATGTACTGTTTCGTGCATTCATATCATTCTCAATTGCGTCATAATTATCTTTAATATAGTCAACTATTTTGTTCTCGATTGCCCATTTGAAAAAATTGAGTTGTCCAATGGTAGTTTCCATGTATTTTTCATCGTCATATGGAATGGATATACGTTCCCATCTGCAAAATGGGTCAAATCTGCGTTTAGAATAGGCTTTTAGTTTCAACTTGTAGTCATTATATACTTTGAATCTGGATGTAGTTTCGCTGTGTTTGTTCTCCAATTCATAGACGGTATAGAATTTTTTCGCAAAATTGGTTACGAACCAATCGACGATTCTTAGCGAAATTTTGGATTCGCCATTGATAATACACATCATTTTGTTCAAATTATCGCGATTGTTATAAAAATCCATTAGGTTTTTCATTAATAATTCATTTTGAGTATTTGTATTTGCTATGTATGCCATTGGAATAATATTCCGGTTTTATTTATATAATTTTTTGTGTAATTATATAAATTTTGGGGTTTTGCTAACAATGTGTTTTTGTCCCCAAACTCTTGTAATAATGACCGTTATAACTATTAATAATCTGAAATAAAGGGTCTACGTACTATGTACCACCTTTAATGATAAACATGTAGATAGCATTTGCATGTTCAAAATTTTGCTCCGCAAGTTGGCGGAGCAAAATTTTAATCTTTATTAATCATGTGATCACAATAGTATTTGTCTCAGTTTTTTTTCAGTCAGTATAATTAAAAACAAAAGCAATATATATTTTGTTTCATGATAAAGGGTCTACGTAGTATGTACTCCCTTTTGAATTATATTTACATGTTGCTTTTTTTGTAACATAAGGAAGACCCAATAAATTTATTGTTCAATAACAACATTTATTTTGGTTTTTGGTTTTTGGTTTTTTGTTTTCAATATCAAAAACTAACATTTTCATCTTGTTTTACCTGTAAGTAAAGCAAGTTTATTCAATTATACTTTCGCCTTCGTATTTTTCTTTTATTTTTTCATTGAAAATTTTGAGTTGTTCGTCTATATCGTATTCTGTTGGTAATACAATTTTTAAATTTTTTCGAGTTTCTCCACCTCGTTTATCATAACATAATTGTTCCTTGTTTCTGAAAAAAACAATAGATACATATTTCGGTAAATTTCGCTGCATTTTTTCTGGATATATATCATTTTCTAAATCATCTACGATTTTATTCGCTTGTTGAAGTTTTTCCATTATGGAAACTTTTTCTGATTTCGTTGTTTCCCAAATTTTTTCTAATTTTGGATGACCTTCTACACGAAAAAATTCTCTACTTGAATTCTTTTCTTTATTATATATATTGTGATAATATACAACATATTTTCGCAACATAGATTGCTGAATACCATCCGGTAATGGTCGTGCATTTTTTTGACGTTCTTTTTTAGTTCCAGGCATAATACCCATTGAATTTTGTTCTTGCATTTCTCGCGTTGCTATACGTAAATTGTCATACATATTATTTAATGGATTTCTATCAATATGGTCAACGCTAATATCGGATGTTCCTTTTCCGTTTCCATAACATCCAGTTATAATTTGATGAATATATAATAAATCGCCATTACATTTTGGTAAATGAGTGGCGACGTATCCGTTTTTTTGTAAAAAGAATGTAAGTTTTTCTTCTATTTGTTTTTCAAAATCCAAAATTTCTTTGTATGATTTTTCACATAATTGTACAATTGTATCTTTTTCGCAATACATTAATATGATATTTATTCCATTTTTTTCTACAATCCATAATGGATTTTTCATTTGATTTGCTGAATTACCACGATTTTTGATATGACCGGGTGTATATTTAATTATTTTGTATAACTTTGCAACTTCACGATGATATTTATGATATATTTCAATATTACATTTTCTTAAATCATGTTTATTGTTATTACGAAATACATAAGTGACGCTATCCATATCAAATTTATATAAAAATTCTATTAAAAAATATTTTTTATAATTTTCACCGAAACTTGGATAATCATCTTCGTAATTATTTAATATAAAATTTTTTTTGAAATTCAATATTTTCATTAGGTCATCACAATCTACATATATATTTTTATCATTGTATGATAAAACAGCACAATTAAAGCCATAGTTATACGAATAAATCACTTGATATTGGGGGGTGTCTAACATTATATATGTTATATTTAACTATAACATATATTCTTTATATTACTTTATTCTAATTATATTTATTCTAATTAAATTAGTTACTGTATGCGACGCCTGCCATACCGGACATGACTCTCAATACGTTGTATGAAAGAGCATATACTCTGACTTTGGCAGTGGCGGTACCACCGACAGCAGCAGATGAAAGGACAAGTTGAAGAACAGCGTTATCAATTCTGGAAAAGTTGCAACTGCCACTTGGTTGATGCTCTTCTGGGCGAAGGGCAAATGAGTATACATTGATACCAGCATCAGGTGCGCGGGTGTGGTGTTGGAATGGTTGGACAACATCGAAGTATGAGCCTTCACGTTCAGAGAATCTGTCTTGGCCGTTAAGTTGAAGTTTGGCAGTGACAACTGGATTTTCACCCCAACAGTGCATATCAAGAGCAGTTTCAGCAAGAACGAAGGTTCCGGCATCAGATAATCCTGAGGTAGATGGAACTTGTCCGGCTTGGTCAACGAATGGTTGGTAGTTGGCTCCACCGGCAGATGCCCAATCAGCAAGATTGGCAGTTGCACTGTTCATTGGTACATCCATAGCACCTGGCATTTGGAATAATCCACTAGTGGCAATGAATGAACTAGAACCACGAGTTTCAACTGGACCACCGAAAGCATGGATAGCATTTGGAAGGGCATCAATGGCATCAGTGTAGTTGAATGGTTGGGCACCAAGGGTCTTGTATAAAGTTGAACCGGCTTCAAGGGATGAACAGTAATCAACGTTGGCATCAGGTTGGACAACCCAGACTAATTCCTTGCAAGGATGGTTGAAGTTAAGCTTGATTTTGTTAGATGAGGAACCGACTGATTCATCACCAGTGAATTGAAGTTGTTCAATAAGGTATTCGTGTGGATTTTGTGCCATCTTTCTACGTTCATCAGTATCAAGGAAGATATAGTCAACATAAAGGGAAGCAGCAACAAGAGATTGTTGGTAAGCAGCGGTGACTGATTGGGTGGTTCCGTTACTGGCAGTTAATGATTTAACAGCCCATAAACATTCTCCAATTGGTCTGAAATCAATATTGATTTTGACTTCGTGGTATTGAAGAGCAATAAGTGGAAGAGCAAGTCCAGGGTTTCTGCAAAACCAGAAAAGAAGAGGAATGTAAAGGGTGGTTTCTGGAAGAGCGTTTCTTGGTGCGCAAACTTGGTTTGGTCCTCCGTTTGATGAACAAGCACCTGAGACAGCGGCGAAATCAGGGTCACAGATATATACAAGTTGAGTGGTGTGACCAATCATCTTGAAGTATCCACGTTGTTGTTCGGATGAAAGGGTAAGTTGGTTCCAGATGTGCATCCAATCACCATATTGACGGTCAATTCTTTGGCCACCAATTTCGACTTCAACTTGGGAAACAAGTTGTTCACCGACAAAATCTAACCAACGGGCATAGACACCATCACCTCCTGTGGAAGCTTGGGATTGGTTGATTTCTGGAAGGGTGACTTGAAGGTAGGTTCTGTAAGCTAAATCACCATTTCTTGAAATGGTGCAAGTAACTCTACGACCAAAATCAGCTTGGCCAGAGAAAGTTTGTTCAATACTTTCCATGGCAAAGTTGGTATGTCTGCGGTATGATACTTTCCAGAAGGTAATTTCTGGGGTTC